GAACGTGAGAACTGAATCTCCCGCCGCGCTTGCGCCTGCCGTCACTTCGACGGAGGCTTTTTGCTTTGCGGGCGTGTTCGTCTGCGCGGGGAGGACAACCTTCGTGATGGTTTTAAACGCGCAGCTGCCCGGAGCCGCCGACGTCCCGTCCAGTGCAATGGTTTCCGAGAACGCTTCGCCGGCCATGTTCGTGCCGTACACCTGCACGTCTCCGGCCATGTTCGCGGCAGTCCCGACGACCTTTACATTCCTCGCCACGGCGGGATTTGTGAATCCCGTGAGCACGGTGTTCGCCGCTGCGGCCAGTTCCGCCAAGGCCATGACCGCCGTGTTGGATTCCCCCACCGCGTCCGCGGCCGGAACATGGTAATGCGCCAGAAAGGCGCGATCAGCCGCAACGCCGGGGGCGTCCGTCTGGATTCGCTGCCCCTTCTTGTGGTTGTAAGGATACATAGGTTTATGCTCCTTTCTTGACGATCATGACGCCCGCGGGATCAAGCAGCTTCCCATCGTTGATTACGATAGCCTTGTCAACCCACTCGTTTGTCTCGTGGTCAAACCAGCGGAACATGGCCATCTCCGTGTTCCCGTTTATCGCGTACTCGCCGAGGTCGGCGAACACCGCGATGACGCCGCCCGTATCCGCGTTGTCGTAGCTGGGGATGACATCTTCCTCGGTCTCCGTTACGACCCTGCCGCCGAAGCGGTAGTCGGGAGCGTCCGAGATGCCGTAGTTGGTG